CCGGGAACGATCGTCGAGATAACGGAGGATATACTCAGTAACTCGAAGGGCCGCGTATACGCCCGGAGAGGGGAACGCGCGACGATTATAAAAAGATTCGATAACGTCCTGATCGTGGAGATTAAGGCTATACGCTTCCCGGTCAGGATCGATAAAGTAAAAATTTTTACCAAATAAAACTCACATGAAAGAACGTCCGATTTTATTCAGCACACCGATGGTTCAGGCCATTTTGCAAGGGAGGAAAACACAGACGAGGCGAATTGTAAATCCGCAGCCCCTTACAGGGATGACACACGTTGCGGGTAATCTTTGGAGACCGTTAGAGCAACCACCAAGTTTAAATGGCAAATTATTGGGATGCCAATACGGAAAGCGCGGAGACATTCTTTGGGTTCGGGAAACGTGGGGTAAAGCACAAAGCAATTATGCGCACAGCGATACATACTTATACAAAGCAGATGATTATCCCGATGATTTTTCTCCTGTTGCAAAATGGAAACCATCCATCCACATGCCGAAAGAAGCTGCACGAATTTTTTTAAAAATCATCGATGTACGCGTAGAAAGGTTGCAAGAAATAAGCCAGGAAGATGCCATTTCCGAAGGCATTGAGTTTAAGATAGACGAAACATCTGTATCGCTTAATTCATATAAAATATACGAAGCAAATAATTGGTGGGATGAAAATCCTATTCAGTCATTCAAGTCTTTGTGGGAATCCATCAACGGCCAAGAATCGTGGAATAAAAACCCGTGGGTATGGGTGATTGAATTTGAAATTTTACATAACTAAAAAACGACCGTATGCAAACCAAAAAATGTACGAAGTGCAAGCAGGAGAAACCGCTCGATCACTTCGTAAAACACGTATGGCAGAATAACAAACGTTCCTCCCGATGCCGGGATTGTATTAACGAATTCGTTCAGGAACGGGCCCGCGAGATTCGTAAACGTAAAGAATTCGAAATTATATGAAAGGAGGTTCAAACATCGTTAGCGCAATTCACGCGCTCCGGCAGGGATTCGATCACTTCGAATCGTTCGAAAAGGATCATCCGGGATCTAAGGGCGCTCAGTTATTCGCGAATTACCGGAAAAAAATCGAGTGGGTTTATAAAGACCTTTTGACGAATCCGCACCTAACGGAACCCGTCCGCGAGGGGATACGACGGGAATGGAAAAGCGACGTTTTTTCCGTTCCGGCTATAAACGAGAAAATCCCTCTCCTTAATCCGGAACAAAGGGATCTGATCGAAACGATCATAGACGCACTACTGAAAGGAGAAACCATAAAACTGGACAAATGAAAAAAATAGTAATCGGAATTGATTCGGGAACCGATACCGGATTCGCCGTATGGGACCGCGAAAAAAAGGTCCTTATCGAAGTCGGGACTTATAAGATCCATAACGCTATGACCGCCGTCCTCGATTACTTCCGCTCGGATCCGACGATCCTCGTCCGGGTGGAGGACGCCCGAAAGCGGAAATGGTTCGGGAAGTCCGGCCGCGAGCAGCTGCAGGGAGCCGGATCGATCAAACGCGACGCCGTAATCTGGGAGGATTTTCTTACGGATCATAAAATCCCCTTTGAGATGGTCCCTCCCAAAAACAATAAAACGAAAATGAACGCGGACTATTTCCGTCGCGTAACGGGATGGGATAAGCGTACGAGTAACCACGCCCGAGACGCCGCGATGCTTTGCTTCGGCTTTTAAATACCTAAACTTTAAAAAAGACTAATCATGTTTTACGCCTTTATTTTGATCATACTTCCTGCGATCGTTACGTTCCTGATCGTTTACATTACGCAATCTCAGACGTTCAGAAAAAACCTGATCCGGGAGGAGTTCGACGACGATTATTACGAGATTTCCTCGAAATTGGGAAAATGCAGCCGATACGAAGGCATGAAGGCTATCGTAACGTTCCGGGAAAAATGGATCTACATCGTCGATCTTCAAACGCTTTCCGACGCTTGCGACGCCTTGACGAATCAACTCAAAGGGAATATGAACGGAACCACCGGATAAAGTTTACTTACTTTGTTTATCTGTTTGCGCCGTTTAATATCTTTACGGAACAAATAATAACTTTTGATATCCCTTATGGTTATACAGTCTGTCCCCTTAAAAAAAATCAAACCGAACCCGAAAAATCCGCGCCTGATTAAGGACGAGAAATTCCGAAAACTCGTCGATTCGATACGGGACTTCCCGGAGATGCTCGAAAAGCGTCCTCTCGTTTGTTATACGGATACGGACGGGAAGTTCGTCGTCCTCGGCGGGAATATGCGTCTTAAAGCTGCGAAGGAGGTAGGACTTAAAGAAATTCCCGTAACCCTCGCGGACGATTGGACGGAGGAAAAGCGGAACGAGTTTCTGATCCGGGATAATATCGGCTTCGGCGAGTGGGACTGGGAATCCCTCGCCAATGAATGGGAAATGGGCCCTCTCTCGAACTGGGGCCTTGACGTTCCGAAAGTTTCCGAAATAAACTACTCCGCGAAGAACCAGGAGATCGATTTCGAGGATCTCGATACGGATATGGAAATAAAGTTGAAGTTTTCGGAGGAAGATTATTGGCGCGTAAAAGATAGACTTCAATCGATCGCGAAAACAAACGAGGAAGCCGTATTAAAGCTACTTTTCAATGAGTAAATTTTCCTTCGATACGGTAAAGGATTTTGATCACCATATCAGCGGAAGCATATACGGTTATTCCGTACTTCATTCCCTGATTATCAACATAAGCAGTTTTTTCATTAAAAGCGGCGTTACGCCTATCGATCTGGGTTGTACTTCCGGGAAACTACTCAAAGCTGTTCACGAAGCGTATAACTGTCCCGTTATCGGATACGATATTACTCCGGCTCAGTTTATCGACGGTCTGGATCTTCGCGTACAGGATATAACAGACCCGGATTTCGTTATTCCGGAGACGAATCTTATTTATTCAGTATTCACCCTGCAGTTCATAGACTACGCCAAACGTATTGAAGTCCTCCGAAAAGTCTATCGATCTCTCTATAAAAACGGGGCCTTTATCTTCTGCGAAAAGGAAATATGCGCAAACGGGATCATACAAGAGGTGTTCACCTTCTCGAATTATCAGTATAAGCGGAACGTTTTTACGCCGGAGGAGATTCTCGCGAAGGAATACGATCTCCGTGCTATGATGAATAGCCTTGAATCGAAAGATAATATCGATCTCCTCAAAGAGGCTGGCTTTACGACGATAGAGCCGTTTTTTCAATCCCTAAACTTTAAAGGCTATTTATGCAAAAAGTAACAGAAAATATTTTCCCTCTCGAATGGAACCTTTCCGATCCCTTAAAAGTCCCGTACCATGGAAAAAAGGTGTTCGGGACATTCGTTTGCGGAGGAGGTTCGACGATGGGATATAAGTTGGCGGGATACGATCACCTCGGAGGCGTCGAGTTTACGGATCATTACTCGAAGGTTTACAAAGCGAACCACAATCCGAAATACTTTTACCTCGAGGATATACGCGAGTTCAATAAGCGGACTGATCTCCCGGAGGAACTTTATAAACTGGACCTTTTGGATGGTTCTCCTCCCTGCGCGGCCTTTTCTACCGTCGGCGCACGTGAAAAGCTATGGGGTAAAGTCTCCGAATACGAAGGGAAGCAGCAAGTAAAGGACGATCTCGTTTACGTCTACTGCGATACGATAGAAAAACTCAAACCGAAGGTTTTTCTCCTCGAGAACGTCTCGGGCCTTATGAAGGGAAACGCGAGAAGCTATCTGAAAAATATCGTCACCCGATTATCGGCGGAGTATAACGTACAAGCGTTTTTACTTTACGCCGCGAGTATGGGAATCCCTCAGATCAGAAATCGGGTTTTCATAATCGGGCATCGTAAGGAGTTCAGCCTTCCGCGCCTGGTCCTGGACTTTGATTGTCCGCAAGTAGGATTCGACGCTACAAAAAAGTTTTGGGATGAGGGAGGAGAGAGTATCGAAAAATTCTCGATAGGCCCTCTATGGGATGAATTCAGTTTCGGCTCGCATCCGGTACGTTTCAGTCTTAAAAAACCCTATTTAGAGAAACCTTGTTATACGATTCTCGAGAGCGATTCCAACGTAGCAACGGCGGGAGTATGCCATCCTCTACAAAAGCGAAAATTGAATCTTTCGGAGGTTCGTCTACTTTGTTCGTTCCCGAACGATTACGACTTTTTAGACATAAACGGCATATCCGTTATGGGACGTAGCGTCCTCCCGGTGATGATGGCCAATATAAGCCGTCAGATCTATTTACAATGGTTATCAAAGATCTAAGGTTAAACAACGAAAAAGCAGCGAAATGCCAAACCCAGAAAACCTGATAGGAAAAGGCTTTAAAAAAGGCCAATCCGGGAACCCAAACGGTAGGCCGAAAGGGACGCTTAACGCGTCGACGATCATCCGGAAATGGCTCGAGGCTTCCGAAAAAATAAAGAATCCCGCATCCGGTAAAGTCGAAGTACTTACGCAAATGGACATTATAACGCTTTCCCAAATTCAGAAGGCGCGGAAGGGAGACACGTCCGCATTTAACGCCCTTCTCGATCGCGTATACGGGAAGCCGAAGCAACCTCTCGACATAGATCATACGACGGACGGCGAAAGTCTTAACGCAACGAATACCCCGGACCTAAGTAAACTAACGGATGCAGAACTTAGAACACTTGCTCGATTGCAACGTAAGAGCCGAACTCGGAAGGCGTAACCTCCTCGATTTCGTCGAGTACGTCCGTCCGTCTTACGAAGCGAATTGGCACCATCGACTATTATGCGACTATCTCGATCGGTTCGTCCGGGGAGAGATCCAGCGCCTTATGGTGTTCATGCCCCCTCAGCATGGGAAGTCGGAACTCGTATCCCGTTGCCTTCCCGCATTTATTTTGGGCCGTAATCCGAAAACGAAGATCGTCCTCGCGTCCTATTCCGCCCATCTCGCGAATTCCTTTAATCGGGATTGTCAGCGTATTATCGACGAGCCGGTATATCGGGATATTTTCCCCGATACGAAAATTGGCGCGGATAAAGACGATTCCGGGAAGTGGGTACGGACTAACGAATTATTCGAAGTCGTTCGATACGGCGGATTTTTGAAAACCGTAGGCGTGGGTGGATCGCTCACCGGTACACCCGCAGACGTCGCGATCATCGACGATCCGGTAAAGGACGCGATCGAGGCCATGTCCCCGACGTATCAGGAAAGGAACTGGAATTGGTATACCGACGTCCTCTCTACCCGACTTCATAATAACTCCCGGGTCCTGATAACGCAAACGAGATGGGACGTTAACGACCTTTCCGGACGAATTATAAAGCAAATGGAGGAGGGCGGCGAAGATTGGGAAGTTCTCCTCCTCCCGGCGATTAAAACCGGTATAGGCCACCCAGACGATCCCCGGAAGGAGGGCGAAGCGTTATGGCCCGAACGACACTCGAAAGAAAAATTACTCAACGTCCGGAAAAAATCCGTCCGGACGTACGAGGCCCTTTATCAGCAAAATCCGAAACCCGTTCAGGCCGGAGGCGAGTTTTGGAGCGGATTCAGCACGCTGAAACACGTAACGCCTACGCCTTACGATTCGTCGACGACGATTCACGTTTCCCTCGATAATAACGTCTCCCCGTACGTTACTTGTTCCGTCTGGCAGGTCAGCGGAAAGGAAATCCGACAGATTCACGAAATCCCGGCGAAGTCCCCGAATAACAATGCGGTGAAGGCGTCGATCCTCCTCGCGAAGTATCTCGATCGGTTGAAGTACGCAAACATCGTTTATATTTACGGCGATCCCTCCGCTTCCGCGAGATCTACCGTAGACGCGAATTCCGCCTCGTTTTTCGATAAGTTTATCGAAGTTTTAAAGCAGTCCGGATATAAAGTTATCACACGAGTTAAAAAATCTATGCCCGAGATCGCCCTGAGTGCTAACTTTATAAACGAAATTTACGAGAGTGAGTTACTGGGGTTCAGCATTCGGATTGACCCGTCCTGCGTTGTGAGTATTGAGGACTATTATTCTGTGAAGCACGACAAGGAGGGGAAAATGCAAAAAACGAAAGTGAAGGATTCGAGCACCGGCGTAAGTTATGAGCAGTATGGCCATTTTTCCGACGCGAAACGTTACTTTATAATGACGCTACTCGCGAATGAATTCCAGCAATATAAATCGAAGCAAGCTAAATACATCGTAATAACTCAATAAACCGTACTCTAATGATCCTCGACAATCGCAGAATCTTTGAAATCATTTCGAATCCGCCGAACGAAAAAAAACTCAAAAAAATTAAGGATTACACCGATAAGGCGCTCATGCACGTGAAGGGCGTTAAACTCGAGGAGCATATCGGACGGATCAATCAGTTCGAACCTCAGGATCTCGTCGCCACCCGTAAGAAATACGCCGTTTCCAATAAGGATCTATTTTCCCGCCTCCTCCGGCCTATCGATAAGGTATTCGCCGCGAAAGGAGGATCGACGTATTACAACCTTCCGGATCGCCAGGCGGAGGTAATGAAGGACTATTGCGCCAACGTTTCGTTCGGTTATTCCGTCCGTAAATGGCTACAAGTCTTTTGGATGCCCGCTATGGCGTACGATCCTATGGGCCTTATTTTTATCGAAATAAACGCCCAGGGGAAAGTATATCCGACGTATAAAGCCGTCTCCGACGTGTTCGATTATTTGCCGGAAGGAAGGAAACTCGAATACGTGATCTTTAATCGGGACGCGCGGATCGATCGTCTCGTCGCTCAGGGGAAAGGGACGAAAGATCGCCTTTATCGCGTCGTCGACGACGTAAGCGATCGGATCGTCGAGTTAATGGAAAACGAAGTACGGGAGATTCCGGGAGAGACCTATCTGAACTATTTCCTGCAAGTTCCGGCGATGATCATTTCCGATATTTACGATCCCGTAAAAGGCTTTTACGTATCCAATATCGACGAAGTGATCGAGAAGGCCGATCAATTCCTACTGCAGGGATCCGTAAAAAATATCTTTAAGAACTACTTCGGGTTCCCTCAATTTTGGACGTACCAATCCGCTTGCCCTGAGTGTAAGGGAACGAAAATCCTGATGGGTTCCGATTGCACGTTCTGTAAGGGAACGGGTCTAAAGCAGCGCACCGATCCGAGCGAAACGGTTTATTTGCCCGTTCCGCAGGATAAGGATCAGCCGTTACTCGCGCCGAACGTTGGCGGTTTTATTACGCCCGACATTCAAGGATGGGATAAGATGGACGCGGAACTTCGCCTCCTCGAAAACGGTATGTATCAAACGATCTGGGGTACGCATCAACTCGAGGACCAGAAGAACGAAACGGCGACGGGGAAATTCATTGACGTACAACCGGTGAACGACAAACTGAACTGCTTCTCCGATTCCGCCGAGGTCATGGAAACCTTCGTCGTTAATATGATCGGATCTATCCTTTTCGGTAGTGGCTTTAAAGGAGCGTCGATCACGTACGGGAAAAGGTACCTTATCGAAACGCCGGACGAACTTTGGAAAAAATACGAGGACGCCCGTAAAAATGGTGCGCCTACGTCCGCCCTGGACGATCTTTATAACGATTATTTGCAGGCGAGATATTCCGCGAACGCCCTCGAACTCGAGAAGTATAGTAAACTCGCGCGGGTTGAACCGTATAAACATATCCATTTAAACGATCTCAGTAACGCGCCGGCAGACGTAAAAATGAAAAAAATCTGGTACGCCGACTGGGTGCAAACAAAGGCCGATCCCGAAATCCTACTCGCTCCCGTCGATAAACTGAGAACCGAATTCGAGGAGTACTGCGAGGAGCAGGGAGAGAAGCTGCAGGAAAACCTTCAAAAGGCTCAAGACGCGATGAAGGGCGCCGATCCGAATAATCCGGACGAAGGAGACGAGGGAGACGAGGGAGACGAAGGGAACGCAGACGAAAAGAATAATCCGGAAGGTAAACCAAAACCAAAAACCGTCGACGCGTAAAAGTTCGCTTACTTTGTTTGCAGGAGATTAAAAGTTACTATATTTAGGTCTCTATTCCCGATCAATTTATCAATACCATGAAAAAACCTGTTTTGCCCGCTTCCTCCCTGGCTTTATGGCAGATGTTATCCGGGGAAGAAATCTACGCCCATTATCTCTATATCCACATCGCAAATCAGTTACAAGCGACGGGATTTTTCGGTTCACAGAAGTTTTTTGAGAGCGAAAGCGATTCCGAATTCGGACACTATAAAAAGATTCGCGACTTCGTAAACGATATGGGTAGCGTCTTAAATAGTGTTCCGTCCTATCAAATTACGGATACCGTTATCAATCTCGAGGACGCTTTAAATCTGTATTACGATACGGAACTGAAACTCCTTCAAACGTACGTAAAGGCCTATAAGGAAATGGATACGGACGGAAGCGAGGATTGCGTAAGCGAACCGTTATTGCTCGAGTTTATCAAAATCCAGACTTCAAGCGTCGGCGAAGCCGGTGATCTCTTACAACGCTATGAGATCGCGAAGGGAACGGGCGAGATCCTTTTATTCGATCAGGAAATGGGTAAGTAAGCGTCATCAACAATTCATCATATCTATGAACAAAAATCAATTAGCGGAGGCCGTCAAAAAATACGGGCCCGTTTACGTCGAACGCGGCGAGGAGGAAATTCTACAGCTGTTCGAAATCGACGAAATAAGCGAAGCGGATCAAAAGAAGATCCTCGCGGATATCAAAAAGTCCCTGCTTAAATCCTTCGAGAAGCCGATCGAGACGCCTTCCGGTCCAGCGATCAAAAGACCCGAAAAAGTCCGGGAGGGATATAAACTGTACGATCTCTACAAAGTACAGAAGGAATACGACGAAAAAGGCGGGAAGGTCGTTTATACCGGTAAACTTTTGAAGGTCGGAAAGCCTTTGAAGGTGAACGTCAAAATCCCGGAATATCGCGCTGAGATCTTTAACGAGCAGAGCGCGAATACCGGCGAAATGCTTTTCCCCGCCGAATAATTCATCACCCATCCAAAAACAGAAAAAATGCTGAAAGAAGCAACGATAACTAAAATCGCGCAACTCCTTAAAATCGATAGCGCGAAACTAAAAGAGGCGATTTCGCACAAGGAGGAGAAGGACGTAGAGATCGACGATAAACTTCAAGTATTCGACGATACGACGCTAACGGCGAGGGATCGATCGAAGTATAACGAGGGTAAGAAGGCGGGAGAAGAAATGCTCATTAAAGAGGTCAAGCGAAAGCATAACATCGAGGTAGAGGGCGACGATCCGGATAAGGTCGTAGAGGCGTTGGTCAGTAAAGCGAAGAAGGAAGCCGGCGGAAGCGCAAGCGATCGCGAGAGGGATCTCGAAAGTAAGATCGAGGCGTGGAAAGCGAAGCACAAAGAGGCGGAGGATAAATTAACGGCGGCGGAAAGAAAAGCGGCGGAATCCGCGCTCGATCGCGAAATCTTAGCGTCCTTCCCGAAAAATCGCGATTCTAAACTCAGCGACGATGAGTATCTTTTTCTCGTCAAAAAGTCCCTTCAAATCGAGGATACGCAGGACGGGAAACGTATCGTCAAAAAAGACGGTAAGACCTTGGAAAACGATAAAACCCTCGAGCCGATTTCCTTACGTGAAGCGATAGAGGGCCATTTCTCCGAGCGTAAATGGGTAAGCGAAGGATCCGGAGGAAACCAAGCAACCGGCGGAGGTGGCTCCAATAGTCAACCCGGAGGAGGAACCCCGAAATTCAGTAGGCTGAGCCAGATCGAGGCCCATCTTGCGGAGAACAAGATCGATCCGAAAGGGGAAAAAGGCCAGGCGTTTATTCAGGCCGCCTATAAGGAGAACCCGCAACTCGATTTCCAGTCTTAAAAACGAAACGGAATGATGCGTTGTAATCAATGCCGACACTTATCTCAGGAGGAAGCGAATATCGTTTGCCGGTTCGAGGATTGCCCGCACAAAGGATCGGGATTGCCAAAATACGAACGTGAGGGAATCGCGGCGAAAATCCCGGAAACGAAACCCGAACGTCCCGGGAGGAAAAAGGTCGGAAGATGGAAAAGGTTCTTAATGATTCTAAAAAGGACGGTTAAGGGTTCTAAATATGTTCCATAAGTAAGCTGTTGAGATGTTACCCCGGACGTTTTTACGTCTGGGAAATATGCGGGATAGAGCAGCGGTGGCTCGTCAGACCCATTATCTGAAGGTCGGTGGTTCGAATCCATCTCCCGCACCAACAACCCCAAAAGAGGGCCTCCGAAAAGGATCGATCGATTGTGAGACGACCGGACGCGGAAATCAAACGATCGGACGGTTTTTCGAAGTCGCGAATTCGATAGGAGGCCCATAGAGTTATTCAGCACCCGCCACGCTTCCCGATGATCAGCGCACCCGGGCGGGTCATTTCACCGGTCAATTATCAAACATGAAATACAGAAAAAAGCCAGTCGTAATTGAAGCAGTACAGTTGAAAGATACCTACCAATCAATAGTAGAATGTATCGAATTTGTATTTAGCATAGGAATGGAATCAAGTGCAGGAGCAGAAGTAGCCACAGTAGCGAAGGTGCGTACAGATAAAGGATTCATAATTTCAACTTTGGAAGGAGATATGAAAGCATCCTTCGGTGACTACATTATCAAGGGAGTGAAAGGAGAATTCTATCCCTGTAAGCCGGATATTTTTGAAGCTACTTACGAACTGGCGGAGTGATTGTAAGTTTACAATAAAAATGTTTTCCGATCGTCAGAACACCCATCTGCAAAGGGTTTAAGCTACTAAACAATAAAAATGTAAGTTTACCTCTCACAAAAAAAGCCCCTAAAATGGGGCTTTGTTATTTCGTGGGGTGATCGTCTATCGATCTTCGTAGTCTGTTTCTGCGTCCTCCTCGATCTCGTAAAAATCCGGCTCAAAGGTTCCGGAATCCCTATCGCTCGCCTCGTATGCTTCGAGGTGTTGCTGAGCCTCCTCTCGCGTTTCGAACCATTCTATTCGATTGCCCGCCTGGCGATCCCTGATCCAAAATTTCCGCGCCCTAACGACGGCCCAGAATTCGTTCTGCAATGTTTCCGGATTTTCGAAGCGGAAGCCGGGTTCCTCCCCGTTTCCGGTATTCACGAAAGGTACGTCTTTCGCGATCAAGCCTCTTTCCTTCGCCCATGCGCGGGCGTTTTCGAACGTCGTAAAGTAAATGGTTTTCGTTGCCATCGAGATGTGATTTTAAGCGTTTATACAATTCAATTTAAAAAATTATGCGTTTCGGAATAATTCGCGACGGGTAAACTCGCCATGTTTATTTTCGGCTATGAGTCTAATCCGACCTATATTCCCACCGGTGAAATATTCCGTAGTATTGATCACTAATCCCTTATAGGTCGTCGGCCAGCGCGTAGACGCAATCTGATCAAAACTATTCTGTGCCTGAAGTTCGGTCGCGAAACGTTCAGTTAGGACGACTTCTCCCGATTCTTTTAAAATCTCGATTCGTGCTGTTGTGCTCATAAATTATAAGTTTAATAGGGCTAATTTAGTAACTCAAAAGTTACTAAAAAAATAATAAGGCAACAATTTTAAAATTTATTTGAAAACATTCGAAACGAGCGTCCTTATAGAACCCTTCCGGGGGTCTCCCCGACATTGACGCCGGAGAGATCGGAAAAAAAAGTTTGCCAACCGTAAAAAAACCTCCAATTTTGATAAGCGATCATAAAGGAACCTCCCGGTTCCGGTTGTATATGATCCGCGAAGTAGGTTCGCCCAGGACATCGGGCAAAGCATCCCTCCGAGACGTAGGAGTTTTACAATTTTCTTTCAATTTTTTAAAATGCCAAATTTTGTAGCGTCCAATCTCGTGGCGGCGCAAGCTAAATTCACGCAGCGTTTTTCGGAGTTGGAATTAAGGCGTAAGCAAAACCCCGCGTTAATGCTTGCCCTTAACAACCTGACCGCCACCATTCCCGATCACAATCAGTTGCGCACCCGTGAAGATCGCGCAGTAAACGCGTATCTGTTCCAGCGTCGCGGATCCTCCAACGGTACCGCCCGCGCGGCTCGTCCCGTCGGTACAAAAGGAAACTCCGTAGCCGTTGGCCTTACGTGGCAGACCGTTTCCGAAACGTTCCAAATTTCCATGAAGCAGGGAGACAACAACGTGTTTTCCTATCAGGAAATGTTAATGAACGAAATGCTTCAGGCCGCGCAGAATATGCACGACCGTTTGGGAACGATTTTCTTAAACTATCTGATCACGAATCGTAATCAGGTACCGGTAACCTCTCCGCAGGGCGCGAGTTGGAATAACGCCGGAGACGCTTACGAAGTAGCGGCCGCGGATAATACGTTCTTTTTTCAGAAGTTGGCGTCCATCATGAAACAGCACTACTATCGCGGTCAGCTCGACGTTATCGCCGATAGCCTGGCCTTCCAAAAGGCTCAGCAGCTGCGCGCTCAGGGTGCTCAGAACGCCACCAACTATAC